CTGAGTGCGGTATCCTTGACGACACACAGTGGAATTTGGGATACAGCCCCAGTCTGAACGATGGGCGGAACTAGCAGAGTATGCTTGAATGTCGTTTTGTTGAACATCGACCCATTCGCACTCCCCGACGGCTGAGCGATCGTATTCGGATCAAGGGCAAATGAATAGAGGTTAATGCCTGGAAGTGAGGACGTATCTCCTTCCGAGAACCGGTAGTTCTGAATATTGCGGAAGAAGTTGATGTTTTTGGTAACGAAGCGATCGGTTCCATCAAACACTAGATTCCCCTCCTGCAGAATATCCTGGTTATTCATAGAATTTAGTAACTGAATTCCAGTGGAATACCATTGGTCGGGTGTGGCAGGTGCGGTCAGTGTCGGTAGAACACTGGGGTATGTCTGCACTGGCGGATAAAAAATCGAATCCCAGTTCGTGTAATTGTCCCAGTCGTTCACCAGCGCCCGGTCCTCTCGTTGGAATAAGAATACGACACGAGTGCACAGATTGTACATAGGGATAAGGACATCGTTGTATCCATACTGATTATGATTTGTTACGGACCGAACTTGTGTCACCAAGAACGAGCGTTCATTGGCTGCGATATGCGCACGCTCTGTATCCGTCATAAAAATGTAATTGGCTTCAATATACGGATCAAGATTCCAGCTGACCAGAGAAGCGTTCGTGGGGTTTCCCATAGTATCGGGGTACGACAGATAATTCTGGATTCCAAGGAATGAATCTCCGGGGTTCCCCGCAATACGAGTCTGGAATGTAGCGTTGGTAGATGCCTTGCCACGAGTATCGAGGACAGTGAACATCTGATAGATGTTACGGAATGTCACCTGAATCACGACTTCAGTTTGGGGAAGGCTGACGAGCGGGAGTGATTGCCCGATCTCTTCGCAGAACCAGAAGGAGAGGGGGATCGTCAGTTGGCGGCCACGAATAGAGGGAGCAGGAGGCGCAGTGTTTGTAGCTGAAACGTTGATGGCATTGGGATACTGGTTCAGGCGGCCACGGGCATTGGCGGGATCATACATATCTGGCGTATTCCCGACCATGGTATCTAACTTGTCACGCTGCGTCTTGTTGCTCTTGAGATAGCTCTTGACTTTCAACCATTCACCTGTGACACTACATATTACGTTTCCGTTGAAGAGAACCGAAGCAGTATCGATCATATTGAAGCCGAGATTGCGGGACCACTGGAAGGCGGTTTCGTAAGCGATATTCGTATTTGCATCGAATCCGGAGAGCGGAGACCAGATATCGGGGATCTGGACACATACGTAGCAGTCGTGGAGAAGATCAGCATAGCGAGGAACGGGGAAGTTGAACGTTTTCTTTCCGGCAGCCGGCAGTGTCGTGTCCGTAATATTGGCAATGCTCAGCCGAAAATGCTCCATCGCAAAGTTGGTGGTGCGTTTGTACATCTTGATGAAGTAGGTCATGGAAGGGTTTCCATTGACAAAGACGTTTTGGGCACCAAAGCCAGTGAGTTGAATGAGGCCGCCCGGCATACTATATTATCTTATACGATATGATTAATGTATCGGAACTTGCCGTATATCGTTATTGGCGGACTTGTCATCCTTGTCTTGATTCACTCGTATATGAGCGTTCGCTACGGATACGACTGGATTGGGACACAGACACGCAGGGTGATTCAGAAGGCTTACACGGGCGATTCGGTCCACCAGTTGTATCCGATTCCCCCCATTCCGTTTATGGACAGGTTTTCCGAGTTCACCAAGATCCCCAAAATGAAGGAAAATATGGTTGCTCCTGGAGTGGCCTACTACTGAGGGTTATTCACGACTGCCTTGGAGGAGATATACATGTTGGGAGTAGCCTTCTCACCCACTGCACTTGATTGTACAAATCCAGTGGTGTTCGTCGTGCAGGTCGGAATGAGGGACACGATGCCACGACCAATATCGTTGTAGACTGCTCCCGCCTTGAAGGTTATGTAGGTAGACGCATACGCCCGCTTCTGATCTTGGGGGTAGTTTCCATAGTAGTTGTTGACAACTGTGCGCTTACGCATGGTCGTCACTTCAGACGCACTTTTGAAGCGTGTTTGCTGACTGAGCGTGATCGGGCTTGACATGGCTATTGTATTGTATTTACAGATAGAAATTGTTAATCATAAAATGGCTCCTGTTCGCTTCCTGCTCGTTTCTACGCATACCGAGCAGGTTACGGGATATTCAAAGGTAAGCTACAATCTCCTCAAGCAGCTTGGCACTCTGTCTCCGCTTGTGAAGATCTTCCACTTCGGGTTCCAGCGCACCCCTGCCCGCCTGCCCCAGCCTGCCCGTCCGATCAAGGGTGTGATCCAGTATGATGCTGCCGCCAACGAGGATCCTAAGGAGCAGGGGTTCGGCTTCAACAAGTTCCGTGAGTATGTCGAGACGGTGAACCCCGATATCATCATGATCTACAACGATCCCATTATCATCAACCAGTTCATTCAGCAGACGAAGGAGGTTCAGAAGTCGTGGAAGCTCTGGGTCTACCTGGACCAGGTGTACAAGGGTGCCGACATGGGTCTCCTCCGCAATATTGAGAACGCCGCCGATCGTATCATCTGCTTCACCGATACGTGGAAGCAGCATCTCCTCACCCGTCTCACCACGCCCAATATCAAGATCGATGTGATGGAGCACGGTGTAGATGCCCTCGTATTCAAGCCCATGTCCGATTCGGAGCGGGCGGGTATTCGCAAGAACCTGAACATTCCCCCGAACGCCCGAGTATTCCTAAACATGAACCGCAATTCCCAGCGCAAGCGTCTAGATCTCACCATTATGGGATTCGCTCGCCTACTCAAGAAGTTTCCCGATGCTCCATACCACCTCCTGATGGTGACGGGTGTCAAGCCTGAGGGCGGTGCATTCTACCAGCCTCTCCAGATCTACCTCAACGAGCTCGAGCTCCTGGGTCTGGACAACCTCAAGTATGGCACCCGTGTCTCGATCGTAGATACGACGCCCCCGACCGCCTACTTCAACGACGAGGCCATCAATCAGCTCTACAACATTGCAGATATCGGTGTGAACACATCGAACGGCGAGGGATTCGGTCTGTGCCAGCTGGAGCATATGGCGACGGGTGCGCCCCAGGTCGTTCTAGACCTGGATTGCTACAAGGCGTTCATGACAGACGAGACGAGCGTGCGTCTGCCGCTCACGTCGTATTCGTATCTCCAGATGACGGCAGGTGTGGGTCTCACGGAGTATACTGCGACGGCTGAGAGTGTTGCTGAGGGTCTAGAGAAGGCTGTAGGGATGCTGAGCCGTGAGACGTCCGAGAAGTGTGTTGCCCTTGCTCGCTCTCGCCCATGGTCCAAGATCTGTGACGAGTTCCTCGAGAGCATTCTGGAGAAGAAAGCATAATCTAATCATACGTGAAAAACTGAATCCGATCTTCCTTGAGTGTCCCCAATTTGAGTAGTCGTTGTTTATCCCCAAACGCCGACTCGTCAAAGACCTCCTTCGTATCCGGATCTACCAAGAACAAGAAATCCTTGATCTTGACTTTCTGGAGCCGACGAGACCGCTTCATCATGTTTTTGAGGTAGGATGCGTCCCGTTCATCGTCCTTGATATTCGGATTGAATGCGAGATCCTCGCCCTTGGCCGTGCTGTCGAACCGCATACACTGGAGCACGGGCTTCTCACGAGAATGAAGTTTGCGGTGGATCTCACAATCTACGGCTGCCTGCTTGATGAGGCGAGTAATCCCGGCAGTGATGCGCTCCTTTTCATACGAGACTTCATACAGGAATTCGTCGCTAGACATGAACGCTTCAGGTGCCCTCGCTCCTTCAGGGGCATCATATTTCTTGGAGCCTGTATCCGCCCGTCGAATCGGCACAATATTGTAAGCCGTGTTGGATGCTGCCTGGGCTGCTGCAAATACAGAGACGTAGAACGAGATTCGGATTGTCCTGTCTTCTAGAGGGACTGTTTCTACGGTAATAGAGTCTGCGGTCAACACTTGACGGGTGGCGTGGGAACATAAGCGAATACCACGTCCAATCACCTGGTCGTGTCGGGCGGGATTCCAGTGTGGTTCCATGATGTGGAGATGACGCACGTTCTTCAAATTAATACCTTCAGCACCGCTGGATGTAGCCATGAGGATACATAAGAGCTTCTTGCCTCCCCGTTTCAGAACACTGTCTTTCATACTCTGGAAATGTTCGGGGTATCCAGACTGGATCCCCTTGTAATCTTCGTTGAACATTGCGAGGGTAATTCCCAGCTCGGCCTTATCGATTCCGCCCGTATAGAACGAGTATGCGGGTTTGGCAGGATCCATGTCTGGAGCTTCACGATACTTGCCTCCCTCTTTCACGAGACGGTAACGCTGATAACCGTTGGCATCCAGAATGGCCGCAAGGATCCCGAGCCCTTCCAACTTGAGATACTGGGAATAAACGAACTGATTCTTGAAATTCTCTGGTCCTGTGGTGGCACGGACATTGGCTAGGACTTTGCGCATTTTCGGGGAATAAGTGGCCAGACCTTCATCACGCAAATACTTGTCGGGGTTCTCACGCAACTTGGCAAGAATCAGGGCCTTCTTTTCGTCGTCATCATCTTCTGCTGCTTGTTCGCCGGCAAGTTGGCGGTATTCGGGTGGAACGGCGTAATTACATGCTAGGCGTGACATGACACGATAGGTCTTCATATCTTCGTTGAGCGCAGATGCCCCCGTGCGTTTCTTGGAATCTTGCTGGATCTCTTTCCACCTCACTTCGAGGTAGCGATTGAACTGTTCATCAGACATTTCAATTTTTTCCAGCATCTTGTCGTCGTCCACCCGCTTGGGCAGCATACGTTCATCCGATCCCTTGTAGTAAGAAACTAATCCCTGCACACGTTTCTGGAATAGGATGGCATTCTTGACGTCCAGACCCTCGACGAACGTATTCATAAACTCTGCGAAATCGGTAGGCAAGCACTCAAGAGCTTCACGCTTAATATTTTCACGAGCCGCAAGGACTCCGCCAGGGAAAGTGGCTGCGAACGATTCACGGATCGTATCCACCCAATCCCCAGGAGTCTTGAATGTCACCGCTTCATCATACTGCACGGCAATACGGTCCCCCTCCTTGTTGTAGACCGACTTGAAATGGCCGGGGTTACGAGTGATCTGGATAGACCGTTTCACGCTGTTGAATTCTACAGTATCCACTTCTGGCAGTTTACGGAAATACTTCTTCATTCCCGCTTCGTCCCATGTCGGGAGCTCCTTCACGGGTATTACGATACGCTCGATGGGTCCACGAAGCAGGTTGAGGAGGTAGGCGATTTCATTGGGGCGGTTAATGAGGGGAGTTCCAGAGAGGGCCACAACTTTACAATCTTTGGCATAGTAGATGGAGTCGTACAGACGCTTGCCGATATCGGAATTATTGATAGTTCGTGAAATCAAGTTGTGGGCTTCGTCGATGATGACGACCGAGTTATCGAAAGGGTTAGATTTCAGGGGGTCGTCATCCGTGACAATACGCCGAACGCTTTCGCCGGTAAGACCGTTGTAATTGATGAAATTGTATCTGGTTTTAATCAGATCGTCAATCTGTGCATCAATTCCCTGTTGTGCATCTCGTGGCAGGGTTGAATAATTAGACTCCTTGCCAGCGACCGTCACGAAATACCGACCCTTGCTCAAAAACTCAGGGGACATTCCAAGAGCGAGTGCGGGGGTCTTATCGGCTTCCGTGCGAATGATACGCACTTCCCAGAAATTATTCTGAACGTAGATGGCATTACCGCATTTACGGATCTCGTTTCGGAAATTGTCCTGGAGCGAGGCGGGGAGCATGACCCAGACCTTCTTGTTGGACAAGAGGGATTCAGCCACTCCCACCGCCGAACATGTTTTGCCCGATCCAAGACCGTGGTAGACTAGAAGACCACGATACGGAGTTTCAATGGACAGGTAGTCTCGCACGAGTTTCTGGTAGGGCAAGAGTTCCCGAGTGGTCTTTCCGGCTTGCTGGAGACACAGGTCAACGCCCTCGTCGTCGGGGGCGGGGTCTTTCCTGTATTTTAGGTAGATTCGGGCAATGTAATCGGCAAAAGCTTTACGGTTCGGCAATACGAATGCCGAGGTCATATTGTATCAACAACGTAAATAAAATACGTTCATGATACAATGAATTTGGACGGAGACCCCCGTGTATGGATGGTCACTATCTACCTCTTTCTAGTGTCTGCCCTCCTGTATTTCCGTCCGGCCCTCGTCTTTGATGGCGGCAGGGTTAGGGAGTTTGGTGCGGGGCGCAAGGATTCGACGGTCTTTCCCCTCTGGTGGTGGATCATTATGCTGGCTATTGCTTCTTACCTGCTTGTCCACTATCTACTACCGGTTTGACGGCCGGTGTTGATTCTTGGGCAGCTTTGACGGCTGCATCCTTTTTAGCTTTCTGATCGAGCATGTTTTGCTTGAACTGTGTCGCTTCATCCACGCTAGGAATACAAATATCAGTAATAGAGTCTCCGACAAGGCCGTACATTCCTACCACACATGCGAGGGTAAGGAAGTATCCTATGGATATCCATCCTGCCCGTTCAATCCCTTCAGTCGTAGAATCAAAGCTGCGATAGAACCGGTCAAACTGGACACGGAGAATCTCAAAGCTTCGGATAATCAACCATGCTACACCAGGGTAAGCACCCCAGATGGCTCCATGCTTGGCATTCTTTGCGGCGTCTACTTTCTCACAGCTCTGAAATGTAGCTGCTGCCGAAAATCCGAATCCAAGAAGGAAAAAGAATGCGTACAGGCCGAGTCCAACGCCGATCATAATTCCCCATTCACGTCCTGTTGTCAAAGCAAATATGGCCATCTCTTATTATTCCTTCGGGAGACGAACTTCAAGAGTTTCAGCGAGTTGGGACAGCGTTTGTAGCATCTCATGCCGCTGAGTATATTGCGGCCGTGTCAAGTGCATACAATCCGCCATCGTCTTCCATCCAATCGCCGAGATTTCCCGCTTCTGCATATTGGTGAAACGTTGGTGAATATCAATGCGGTCGGGGCGGGACATGACTGCGACGAAATATTTATGGCGGTACATGATTCCATTGGTTCCGGCAAACGTCTCTTCCAATTGAATCCCCGAAACCATCGTATACGAAGACCGCAAGATGTTTGTCTCTTCGAAGAATTCACGCTCCGCACATCCTTGATCACTCTCGCATTTCAAGCGCCGACCTTTTGGAAACCCCCATTCGGGTTCTGTATAGGCTGACGTCGACGATTCGATCTCGGGACGAACAGACTCAAACTTCTCTTTTGCGAATTTGAGTTCGTATTCGTGGCGGTCCGAATTGTTCCAGAGCCGTGACCACAGCGCCTCAAACGTTTCAGATTTAATACGGTAGAGTTCTTGCTGTGTCATATTATCGAGAAGAGTGCGAACATACGGCTTGTTAGCGGGATCAAATTTTCCTCGTACAAAGTCGGTGTAGCACATGCTGTCCTTGCGTCGGACCATCAAGACTTCTACGTCTTCTTGGGGGAGAGGGAGAGACGACGGGTCGCCTGGATTCGTCAAGTTTCGAATTAGGATAATTCCGCAGGACAGGACGGGCTCGCCGCAGTCTCGGAATGTATGTCCTCGTTGTCCGCAGTTATTACAGAAGATTGTTAGGGCAGTCATCTTCAGTTTCGATTGGTCTATCTGCCAACAAGACAATTCTCCTTCCGTTTTTACCTCTTCTCTAAACAATAAGAATGAGCACCTCCGATCCGAATGCAGCAGCTGTAGCGGCGGCGGCGGCCAAAGACCCGAACGCCAAGCCACCGACTCAGGCAACGGGACCCGCCAACGGTATCTCTATGACGTTCATGGTTGGACCCATGATTGCTACTATCGTGTTTGTAGTTGTGGAAATTGGACTGGCATATTACTACTTCGGTCGCTCGACTGATCCTTTCCAGTCCCGTGCTATGTGGTTCACTATCTTCACGGTCCTGGCGGCTCTTGTCATCTACGGAACGTATTTCCTCTATGAGGGAACATATAAGGCGCCAAGCTGGTCTGGAACAGTGACCCCGGCGGCGGGCGTTACGACCAACCGGTCCATGGTTATTCCTGGATCGTCAATCCCTGTCTCGGTCGGAACGAATGGCGGTAACTACGGTGTGCAGTGGTGGATGTTTATCCAGGACTGGAACTACATGTTCGGGCAGGAGAAGACCGTTCTCACCCGAGGTGCGGCGGGAGCACTGAACCCTTACGTGTTCCTCGACCCCGTTGAGAACACGCTGGACGTCAAGATCAATTTGATGGCGGGGGCGGCTGGATCTGGTGGATCGAGCACTCCTGCGCCGGTAGGATACACCGGTAGTTCCACGGATGATTCTTACACGTGCAAGGTCAAGAACGTCCCTCTCCAGTCGTGGTTCTGTGTCTCACTCTCGGTCAGCAACCGCAACGTAGACATCTACCTCAATGGAATGCTCGTACGCTCGTGCCTGCTCCCCGCTGTTCCCAAGGCTCCTGGTGGCGACTGTGGTGTCATGACCAACGGTGGATTCTCTGGAAATCTGGCGGCACTCAATTTCTATGCCGGTGCCCTGAATCCTGCCATGGCTATGGCCTTCTACCAGGCTGGTCCTCCCTCGGCCGCTGTTGCTCAGACGTCTTCTACCTCAACTACACCCACACAGCCATACATCGTCAAACTGGCAGTGGTTGACCCGGCTGGACAGGAATTAAACAAGTATACCTACTAAATAATAGGAAGGAATGGATACTCGGACCATCCTCATTTCACTGATGACGCTCATCATCCTGGGCGTCATGATACTTCTCGCATACGAGTTTAGTTACGGGTTTTGGACCGGAGTACCCAGCGGGCTCCGACCGGTCATGACGAGTGTAACCATTGTAGGACCTCTACAGGATGGTCAGACAAGCCAGGAGTTTAATGCCCTTCTGCCTCTCTCGAACAACGAGGATCAGGGTATTGAATACTCATATGCCGCCTGGATCCAGATTAACGACTTTGATCCGCCGAACAACCCTATCTTGTTCACAAAGGGCGGTCCCGATCTTGCCCTACAATCTCCATCTGTCATCATGACAAAGGGAAAGAATCAGATCACAGTGACACAGGATACGTATGATAAGTCTCACCCCGAAAAGGTCGTGATCGGTAACCTGCCCGCCGGAAAGCTCAATCACATTGCGGTATGCGTGAACCAGACTTCGCTGGATGTATACGTGAACGGACTCCTCTATCGCCACGTAACCATGAAGAAGCTGCCACTGCAGAATCAGCAGCCGGTGTACGTTGCGGGCGGCGGAGGATGGAACGGTCAGATTGGAAGTTTAGTCTATTACAATTACGCCCTGTCTCCAGACGCTGTCCGCAGCCTTGCGAATACTCGGCCGTCTGTCAGCGCCGATACTCTGCAGTACTACCCCTCGTATCTCTCCACTGATTGGTGGATCGGAAGCCACCAATAAATTCTTACATTAAATACCATTCATCTGGGCCTTTCCTGCTCCGGCATTAATAGCATCCTGGACCTTCTCCTGTTTCTTCTGAAGAATCGCCAGCCGAGTATTCTGCGGCGCCAGTTCTTGGGCAAGGGTAGGATCTACATCAAACCGTTCTCGTTGCTGTCGTGTGATAAATATCAGACCGACAATTGCGAGTATTACAAACCATATGAGGACATAAGACTTCATTTGTTAGTTATTATTCTTAGCGGAGGGTTGAATTAATCGTGCCTGCACTCTCCTTTCGCTTATCGTCCGATTCCTTGATTTTGTTCTCCATGGCCGTGAGGCGATCTTTGATTCCACCGACTGCTGCCATTTCAGCCATACCAAATCGCTCCCGATGCGACAACAACGAAAGTGCAACAACCGCTAGCAGGACAAATCCTATGAGGACATAACCAGAGGACTTCATTGTATAGGTATTACATTTACTCTTATTCTTCTTCACTCCTCATCAACACATCCTCCTGCGTTTTCAGTTGGGTGTCAAATGCCGAAAATGTTCCAGAGGGACCCACCTTGGCCAATACACTGGCAACCTTATTATAACTTTCTTCCCTGCTAGGAGCCTTGATCTCTTCCGTCATGCGTTCCCTCCCCTGCGTCATGCCTACAGTTGCGACGAGTAGAACTATGACTAGGAAAAGCAGAATGAGGTCTTCCATATCTTTATTCTTTATTCTTAGCCATCAATAAAGATACAATGTCCACATGCTCTATTGCGTATGGTATTGGCAAGGATACGAGTGCAAACTTTGTGACTCAGCTTCGTGATTCCTCGGATGTGACTCGTCTTCTGCGTCAGCAGGGTGCGAAACGTAATTATCAGAATCTGAGTTCGACAGGAAAGAATGAACTTCCGGTTGGAGGTATTTCGCACACACATCTTCTGGATATGGCTCACACGACACAAGCCATTGGCCCATCCAACGCCTTACTCCCTGCACATGGATACATCGTTCCGGCGTGCGTCACGTGCAGCACCACTCTCTCGCTCGCACCATTCAGCCCTCTCTACGTCTCACGCAGTCTGATCCGTTACTAGATCTTGGTCATGACCCGATTTTGACGTTTTCCGAAGAACATTTTTGATACGGTTCTTCTGTGTTTTGTTCAGTGTCCCCGGTTTGTACGCAAAAAAGAGCCTCAAGAATTCATTTGATTTTTTGGGAGTCTTTTCGAAGAGATCGCTCTTGTTCTTCTTGATTTCCGTGAGTGTATCCTGATGTCCCAGGCAATCCAGGGGGGTCAGGAGATCAAACCGACGTTTGGTGGAGGCCGCAAGATCCATCAGGCGCTGGCAAATACAGATCACACGGTCCTGGTCGTATCCTCCTTCAATGAAATGGGCGTCGGCATAGACGAAGGCAAAGAAGAATTGCAAAAGGGTGGGAATAGAAGCCACTCGCAGCCCGTTCTGGAGGAGATGGTAACTATGACAGGCAAACGTCTTGAATACCCGCACAATCAGGTCGCCTTTCTTGTCAAGAATATCAACGTGGGCAGGAAGGAGTTCGGCGTAGGCTGGCCGTTCCTTGACGTCTACGCCATCTCCCAGAACGTTCATGAACTGGTTGATTGCCTCTGACATATCGTCGGCCAGAACATCGATGGGTGTTTGCCATACGTTGCTGCGTAGTTTTGAGTGAAGATCAAGGGCGTGGATTCCCAGGAGAACGATATTCTTGGTCACGAGGAGCTTTTCAATCCCGTTTCGTTCGGCGTCTCCTACTATCGCATACCCCTTTTCTGGATGAGCTTTGCACCCTACAGGGTAATGCTTGTTCAGGAGCATCAGGCGCTTGTACACCTTTTCCCAGCGAGAAACATCGCCACGGGGACGAGATAGTTCAAGGTACATGGACATCCGCAAGAAGTTCGGGGACACGTAATGAATTCCACCCTTGATAATTTCCTCATCCCAGAGATGCTTGAAAATCGGCGTCTCCAGATAGGTAATATCGGCTATGCCAGTATAATCTACAAACACCTTGAACGTCATTAAGTGCGCACCCGGCTTGACTTCAATATTTCGGAATCCACGGGAGTAGAAAATGTCTGCGAGTTCCAGGGCGTGAATCTGGGGCTTCTCGCTGTAAAAATCATAGTCGGGAACGTCGTAGTTTGGATCATAAATCCTATCTTCTTTCGGCAGGAGGTTGTTGATCGCTGTTCCGCCGTAACACAGGACACGCTTTGACTGAATAAATTCTTTGACGATCTGAAGAACTTCACGGACTTTCGGGTCGTGAGCAACTTCATAATCTACGATGTTTTGTGCCTTCTTTATGAAAGCGGCGTCCATTCCTTATACATATCCGACAAAATGGATTGTCCTGCCAAACTTTCTTCTGGCGGACAAGAGTAATATGTCCGAAATCAAGACCGCACGCCGTCGTCGTACGAAGAGCGGAGAGGCTGCTCCTCCGCCGCCGCCGGACCAGAAGTCGCCCAAGAAGAACAAGAACAACCGATACCCTTTACGCAGCAAGGATAAGCCGATAGAGAGCGTGCGGTGGGTAGATGACGATACGCTCTTTGACGACGAAGAAGATTCTGAGTTCGAAGAGTCTGCCTCTGAGTCGGAGCCAGAGCCAGAGACAAAGACGAAGACGAAAGCGAAGCTTGGGCTGAAGCTGGACGAAGAGGAGGAGGAGGAGGATCAGGTCATCCACGGAATCAAGGTCCCATTCAATATGCCAGTCTCCGTCAAGATTCATCTCCATGCAAATGTGGACGCCGAAGCTGAGTATGACGATGAGGATGAGGATGAGGATGAGGATGAGGATGGATACGGCGAGGAATACGAAGAGGAAGACGACGAGATTCCCCACGCATTTATCCAAAGTCTGTTTGCCAGCAAGCTCAAGAACCACCCCATGTTTGCCGATCCTAGGATTATAATTGCCGGGGATAATGAGAAGAAGGAGAAGAAGAATGAAAAAGATGAACCGGCAATCCGTCTTTCCCGCCGTGAAAGTGACTACTTCCAAGGACTCACGAAACAGGCGAAGAAAGGTGCACTCAAAAAGATGAAGGTCGTATCTGATCTTCTTGGCGAATCAGAGATACCCTACAAATTCCGTGTTCTAGACATTGACATGCCTGCAAAAGTCCAGTGTGAAATCATCCGTAAAGTAGACGCCATGAATCGTATGGGGTCCGAGAATGGCGAGTCGCAGAAACTCCGGAACTGGATTGACGGCGTGCTTCGTGTCCCTTTCGGCAAGAATGTGCCACTTCCGGTGACAATCAAGGACGGACCGGAAAAGTGTTC